GTTTTTGTTGGCAGACAAATCAGATAGAGAGAGGTTTTCTCTCTTTTGAGTTGTCTGCTTGTGACATCCCGGGTCACAGGACCCATCAACCACAACCAGTGGACCCTTTCCCTCACTATAGAGAATAAACTTCTCTACTTTCAGGGCGTATCCGCCGCGAATCGTTACTTAAAACGGTTAAAAGACGCAGGATAGAAGGGAACCCAGCTCGCCGATATCCAAATGGGGTAGTTAACAGTGTTAACCACCCCATTAATGAATATCAGTTCAAAGCTAGGTGTTGATGTGTGAGATGTAGGAATAGTAGCCTTCCTACATCAATATGCGGCTTGGTCTCATTTAAGGTACAAACCGGCTAATTCAGCAGCGATAGGAGCGATCTGTTTAAGACCACTCCAAAACCACGAAGAATTAGGCCGATTTGCCTTAGATTTGTCGAGCTCAGCCCGAGCTTTCTCCAGCTTAACCTTCGCACTCGGCTCTAACATTTTAGAATGATAGGCCATCATGGCGCGATAAGCTTGGAGAATAACGCCCGGGTGTCCAACCCATCCCGACATACGCTTCATAGTAACGAGATTGAGGAATGCTTGCATACCGTCAAAGTCGACAAAACGAGGCGTAGTGGGTTGGGTCCAAGATCCTCTACAACCATATACAGCATGTATCTCAATGCTATATGTGGTGCTAACGTCACCAGAAAACCCAACAACCAAAGCTTGATGAACAACACTATCAGTCGCTGCCGAAGGCGCATTGTACTCATTGTAGTACGCAAGCGCGGACGGTATCGGCTGAGAGTGATAGTTCAGGACGTTTTGGAAGCTGGGGTCAGATACCTGACTTCCGGTGATGACACGGGTACGAGGATTGGACTGAAGATCCCCAAAAGTCATGGCCTTTGCCGTCGGTGAACCTTGCGGATGACCTGCCGGTTCCAGCAGGAAAATCCGACCGTTTTGGGTTACAGCAGAGCCAATAGGCTTGATGTAAACCGCAGCGGCAGAAACATACGACGACATAAAGGTACCAGTAGAATTGTTCGCGCCCAAGCCAGCGCCAGTAAAACTAGCTTGGCCTGGATATGCGGGAGCAATAAAACCGGCACTTGCGGTCAGATTTAATTGGGAAGAGGTGGTGGTTGCTAAACCAGTCAAGCTCGAAACCGCGATTGCTCGATCACTACAGGCACTACAGTTAAAAGGGTCAACGACTAAATAGCCGTTACCATTTGCACTGGAAGTTGTCAGAGTAAATCGAGAAACAACAGGTTCGACTTGATGCATCCCAGCGTACAAAGCGCTGGCACTAGGGCGCAAAGCAGGCTTTGCGCTTCTAGGGTCAACAGCGCATGCCACATAATCCGAAGTTGTTTTAGACAAAACTTCTTCAACATGTGCAGCAGAACGCTTAAAGGATTCCACCTTCTCATCATTGAGCTCTTTACTAAGGGTTTTATGGTTCTTCATCAAGCTACGGGGTAGATACGACTTGCAGTATTCTATGCTTACGCCAGGGGATTCCTAATAATTAGTGACTTTGTTGGAAACAAAGGTCACAATCCCCGCCCCCGCAAAAGTGAATTCCAGCAGTTTCCAAATGCTGAAGTTCATCTTCTACGCTTTTCCAGGTTCTCTCAGTCGGTAAGCGCGGGAGATAAAGCTTTCCAGCTTTATTTTCCGGCTTCTGATTGCGAACGATAGGCGGCTCTTCTTTCGAATTACCTAGCTTTTTCGGACGCGTTATATATCTCGGCTGAGATTGCCACAACCCATGTGCGCGATTTCCCACAATATATGACGTAGAGCCTCTAAAAGCCTCGACTATCATAGTCTTTTGTAGGGGTGTTATGTACAAACGGTCCGGGCCAACTTGCGTAAGCCCTAGACCACCACACACACGGGGGAGGAACCAATTTAACCCACGTGTTGTTGCCTGTTTGAGGATCTTTCCCCATCTCTCATTACTACAGAACCACTCCCATGCCTTTTGACGGGCATAAGGAGCGCAATCACTCGCTACTCTATTGAAGAGCAACGGGTCATTGCACGGATCACCCGACTTATCGATACAATCAATAAGCTTAAAACGGGTAATAGGAATGAGTTCACGGGTAGAGATCCGCCAGAGTTTGCTATTGAAAGAGAAAATCTTATCGGAGACGTAAGTCTTCGCACGATTAATCTGCCATAGCTCGCTGACAAATTCAAAATATTGTTCAACGAGGTGTTTGGGTAGGATAACTACTCCATCATCTCCGTTAACTCGATAGAATGAGTTTGTCGGCGAAAGGCCATACTTCTTAAGGAAATACTCTTTAACGGCGCAATGAATGAGACAGAGGGTTGGAAAAGACCTTCTGTCGCCCATTAATTGCCCATTAGTCTGCTTAACTTCGTGCAGACCATAGTTGAGTATCCCAGTCCAAGTATCCTTAAACTCAGGCCGGCCAGGGCTGTCAGATCTCCATGTGAGGTCTGCAACCCTAGACGACAAATCAGGCGCTATTGAATCAGTAGCAGCCGAAGCATCGTCACTAACAAGAACTGGGGACCAACCCCAGGATCTGTAAAGACGGAAGATACGGTCGATTTCGTTAAAATCGTTTTTATCGAAGTCAGAGGACCTTCCACGATGCTCCTTAACCTTACCTGAAACAATTGGAGGGAACGAATTAAACTTCTTCATCATA